TGTAGTGCGCCAAACTCCAAGAAGGTAGGTGCTATCACGTTGGCAAGGTTAGAACGTACACCCTGCCAAGGTGGGAACCACGCTATTGCGTTATCCTTGTTGTTATCAAATGCTTCATTCGTAAATGTTGCATTCTGTCCTGCACTTTGTAATGAGTGTGTTGGTTTACCGTTCTCACCACCTAGATGTAATGAACCTACACCTGTAGATACTGCATCCTTAAACCAACTTCCATCTGTGTTCTGTACTGCTATTAAATCTGGCCCACGCCGAAGTTCAAGCGCACCAGTTACTGCATTCGCGGTATAAGTGTAACCACTGGGTAGCGCACTACCCAGCTCGTCACTCCCACGTATAATGGGCATTAACATGTTAATCCTTATTAAACTTGAGTACCAACAATCACACCATCTGTTTCACTAGTCGGTGTACCGTTAAGCTTCACACGTAGTTTCCAGTTAGTCTCGTCAATAAACAAAGTTGACGGCCCCATGCGTAAACCACTTCTCCAAGTAGCACCTACACTAAACGGTGTATGCGCCTCAGCTGGTACGGTATGTGGGAAACTATTGTTAAATATCCGCGCATTAGTCATACCTAGGTTAGCTAATGGTTGATATACGTTACCTACTGCTGAACAGTCCGACACAGAGATTGCATCAGTTGGACTAGATTCTAACAAGATCCCAATAGTTTGTGTAGGTGTCGTTTGGTAGTCACTGAAGTTACATCCCGTGATAGAACCTGTACGATTTGTGCCACTACGGACGTATATTGCAGACCGTTGGCCATCTTTCAATGCTCGCCCACTATTGATCGCGCTACTGTTAGATAAACGCATGTCCTTAGATACACGAGTGATTATACCAAACGTAGCTGAGTTCTGTACGTGTATGTTTGTTGCTTTAAGGTGAGCACAGTCAAAGTTAACATTACTAATTAACTCTGTTGATGTACAGGTATTACCATCTACATCGAAGTTACTCGCATTAATCCTGTCAAAGCCGGTCAATGATACACCATACGTGTCGTATGTCCTACCACTACCACCTGTTACCTGTACGTTACTGATGTTCAGTACTTTGGATGTTGTACCTGCAACACTATACGCGAATACGCCTACCATAAAGTTTGGCCAATTCGCAGTACCATAACCATCTACAATTACGTTAGACACGTTAATGGATTCGTTACCTGCAAGGATTAAACCATGTGATCGTGCACCACGAATAGATACACCATTTACGTTGATATTCTTTGTTTTATACGCAATTAATACTGAACAATACGACTCACCTGTTCTCTGACTATCTTCAATAGACAAGATGTTTGATATGTTAATCATATCTCGTACAGGTTGTTCTGGTGAATCAGCTCCCGAAATCTCTACCGCGAAACCTACTGTAGCATTTCTACGTGTGGTGATATTCGTGATTTGTGACGTACCACTTAATGTCGTTAAGTTGGTTGGTGGTGTCTTAAAGATTACAGATAGACCTAAGTCCTCAGTCTCTTCTGCTATCACGTTATCTATGTAAATGTAGTCTGACGTTGAGAACCCTGCGAATCCAGACAATGTACCGGCAATTGTCATACCGTTGCGGGTAGCACCAATCACGTTACCAGTTAACTTGTTTCTGGCTACCATCACGTTCTGTACATGAATACGTCTACAATATTGTGCGTAGATGCAATCGTTCGATGCGTATTCTGAATATACATCCTCAAACGCTACTCCATCCACATAACGGATATACACGTTACTCCCTTTGTAGCCTGTACCTGCACCTAGTTCTGGTGCGTACCCTGCATTAATACCGTTACCGTCCATGTATAGACCTGAGATTTTAACATCGCTGCCTAACATGGACACGTTGTACGGCATACCATTTCGTGCTGGTATAACCATTTCACTATATGAGCCGTTCACACCTTCGGTATGAATACCTGCCATGAACAAGTCTGTGTAATGACCATCTACCCGCTTGACCTTAGTACGCTTGTTGATACCACCTGCACCAGCTAAGTGTCCACCTGCCGGTATGAATACTGTTAAATCTATCATGTAGAAGTTTGGTGACGGGTCTAAGAACGCAATTTTGTTTTGCTCTGTAGCTACGTTTAAACATTTCTGTATCGGTAGTCTGTTATCGGTTAGTAATGTATCTGCACCGAAGAAGCTACACGGTATGTAACCTTTCAGTGTGTACTTACGAACATAACAACCAGTACCCGTACCTACCCAAGTTAGTAACGTGTCTACTGTACTACGGGTGCCTGACCAAGCTACTAATGCACCACTGGCAATTACAGTACCGCCATTGTGATTACCCCAAGACATACTTGGTACATAGATAAAGTCACCACCGCCACTCTCACCATTAGCGTAAAAACTTGTTACGTGTAATACTGTATTGGCTACAGGTAGTAAGTTCTTTACACCGTTTACAGTCCGTATGCCTCGGGCTTCTACCCCTGCTAGTAATACGTTGGATGTCGTCTGTTCTAACTCACCGCGTAGACCTTTATCAGCCTGACTTAGTACACGCCACTGTGGGTTAATACCATTAAATGTACACTCATACGTTGTACTACCAACCATGAACTGCTGTCCTATGGTTGGGTTATTTGGAAAATTTGGTAATGTCATTGTTGTTCCTTACGGTACGTCGTTACCATTGTTATACGCCGCGAACTGGTCAAATACTGCTTTCACACGAGCTAAGCCTGTTGCCGCACTTTGCGTGAATTCACCCCATACAACTGTTACATACACTTCACCATCCGGCTCGATGCCATCAGCTATTACGTAATCTTGTCCGGTATCTCCAGTACCAAAGTGCATACTAACGATTTCCGCCCCAACAGTTAAGTCTACACCACCGTCATGTGCATACATAAGCGTTCTTCGTAACTTGTACACGTTTTGTGCGATACCCAAATCCCGCCCACCTACGATACTGCAACGATATCCTGCATACCGACTGGTACGGTAAGCGTTATCGGGTAACTGCCCTAATTGACCTACGTCTAAATCGAATAACATTGGGAATGTGTAATACGTAAACCGTCTACCTAACTTAACTTTAAAAGTCGCTTTGTTCTTAGAACCGTCGGTAGTAACGCCTACTAGTAGATGACCGTACGCAGATGTCTCTTTAAACATCGACACCTGTGCGGCATTACCTACATATTGAAGTAGCTTGTTGGTCGCTGGTCGATTAGCCCCGTTATTCGCTGCTCTCCAAGACGTATCATCAAACTCTATGACGAAGTTATGCGGTGCTGGGTTTGCTGTTAGGTTGTTGTACTCTGCGATTACGCGTGATACGTTCGCGTTAGTTGCTGCTGGGCCTAAGTCTGTCGATATTGTACAACCTTGGAAAGATACACCACCATTGTTGTATGCGTTGAATACTACAACTGCGCGGGTGGTTGTTCCTGTATTTAGTGGGTCAAAAGGGTTGTTTGACGATAATTGGCAATTTGTGAATGTGAATTGTTGTGATGCACCAGACGCTAAACCGTTGTTGTCTGATGCCGCTGCGTTACTTTTTACGTACAGCACAACACCACCACCATATTCACCACCAAAACGACAACCACTAAACACTATCCCCGCTGACTCGTCAGCAAGTTCTGCACTATACCAACACAGTGCGTTATGTGGCCCAGCTAATATAGGTACATAAATACCACCTGTTACGGTTGCCCTACCACCAATAGTGAAGCATGGTTTGTTTTGGTCGTGTGTGTACCAACCACCAATTACATGGGTCATATCGCAATAAGATCGCACAAACTCCTCTACGCCGTAAGATGACTTGCAATCTTCTAGTGTCAGGATTGTTGACCGTGAAGCTACATACGATACTGTATCTATCCCTAGCGCTACATCTTTGAACCCACACCGTTTGAAGCGCCACTGTGAATGGTCGGTTACATCATCATTTTTCACTCTGTAGCATGTTGTGTACCTTTGTAGCTTTATACCTTCTACAGTAAAATCGAAAAGACGTTCTGTTAGGCAGTCCATAAAACTATGACCACGCGGCGTTGCGCAACTGAAAAACGTAGTGCCCTCACTCCTTATGTCCATACCACGGAGGAACTGTATAACTGAGGATGTCTTTGCGTAGCCTCGTGGTAGAACTAAGTTAAAGTTTGTCGAACCAAAATAACCTTCGTTTGTGATTTCTACATAACGAGAATTACAGTAACGTATCGCCGCCGATAACGATGCTGTTACATCTGGTACGTTTGCTAGAACATTACCATTATCTACTGTTGTCAGCCCGAACCATGATGCAAGTACTTTTTCGGTGTAGCCTGTAGTGCGTACATAACAGCCTGTACCTGTACCGGCCCAAGTTAATAGTGTATTAACTCCGGTCTGTGTACCATCCCACGCACCTAATGCAGCTGCTGCAATAATAGTACCACCATTATGTGCACTTACCGGCATGTTTGGTTTGTATGTAAATTTACCACCGCCTGTCGTAGTACCTGAGTAGAAACCTACTACGTCTAGTGCTACATGCTCAATGGGCATTAAGTCTTTAATACCTGAGATTGTTCTAAACGCTTTAGCTGGTATACCCGCGATAGGTATGTTTGAGTTAGCGTCTGCTAAGTCCTGACGTAACTTACCATCAACACCTTGTACAGTTTCTTCTACCCACTGGCCTGAGTCACCATCTATATAGTACGTGAATGTTGTAGGGATTGTTGGATTATACCAACGCATACCATTAAACACTGTAACTGGTGCTGTCTCGCCAATGTAGTTTGCACCTGCTACACCACCTGCGATTTGTAGCACATCCTGTACACGCGCTGCGTCTGTGCTATCCACTGGTTGTGGTAAATTCTTAATACGGAAACCATCCATGTCCAGATCGCCTAAGAACTTAATCTTGTTGCGAATGATCCACGTATCGTCCGATGACATAAAGCCATCTTCAATCTCTTCTAACCACATCAATGCTTGCTTAAATGAATTGTCTAAGTTCTGTTCTTCCAGAATAGCTGCGTTAGTGTAGTCATTAATTAATTGTGCTTTTGGAATTACCCTTCGAATCGTTAACTCCGTACCTGACGGTAGCACTTGAGCTGTTTCAATAGTTGTACTGTTAATCCAAGTATACCCAATTTGCTGCGTGTACACAGAACCTGTATACACGTAGACATGAGCTCGGTCTATATAACCTAGACCGAAACTCACTGGGAACACTGTCTGTACACCATTTACAATAGTTGTACTGATAGTCTTCATTTACTCTCCAAATTTCTCGTTTAACCACATGTAAATCATATCACCGTAAGCAGTATTGCCTAATGGTGTTAATCCTTGTATGGAGTCGATTTGTGTTCTACGTTGTTCTTCTGTGATACCGGTTGCATCACTATAGTCCTGCATCAACCCTAGTACTGGTATATTGTTAAGCACCTTATCTACGTCACCCTCTTCTGTTGCTTGGCGACTATCAATAATCAAATCATACATGTCAGCATATAACCCGAATTGAGTAATATACTTAGCTGTGTCCATCTGTTCTTGATTAGGGTCTCTCCACTCTGTACCTGTAATTTGTGCTGCTGCTAAACCTAGTCCTGCGAACTTAGACCATCTTACTATACCTGCAAATGACGCATTCAACATGAAACCTACTACAGCTTCTTTGTCTGCAAACGCCATGTTACGTCGTAGTGACTTGTTCATTGCTACCATAGGCATTTCACGGAACTGCATAACTAGCGCCATCAATGGACTGTTCATCCAAGGTGGTAACTCACCAATATGTGTACGTTGGATGTTCTGTGCATCATCACGAATTAACGCTAGATTGAACTTATCCCTTGCTGACTCTGACCATTGGTTAGTGTTCAGTTTAGTTACATTACCTTCTGCATCATACTCGACATACTTACTGAAGACTTCTTCTAGTTCTACGTCACGGCCAGTTGGGTCTGTTAAACCTAAATCAGCCATACGAGCATTACCCATCTTACCAGTACCACTCTTAAAGTGTCTTGCAACATCTATTACGAATGATAGTTGATTGATACGAGTCTGTGCTCTACGCACCATGTTGAAGCCTGTAGTCTTTCCGAGTAGCCGCCCTGCTGGTGCCTTCAAGCTACCGAGTGTTGCTTTGTCTGCTGCCCATAATGACGCCTTACGCATCATACTTACGTTGTGTAGCTCAGCTTCATCAAGATGTATTGACTGACGTTCTAAGAACTCCATATCATCACGAATACCTGACAATGCTTGTACTTCTTTTAGTAAGTCATTCTCGCTTGCATTACTGCCACCAGCTTTAAGTACGTTCTTAATAGTTGCTGGGTCGCTGAATAGATTCAGTGTAGAACGTGTGATTACTTGACCTGTTTCGATTAGCTGAGTTAAGCCTAAGCCACCCATACGCGTCAATGCAGTCATGTCTTTAATCATACGAAGTTCTGGTGCTAAACCACCACGAGTAGGTCTACCAAATAACATTTCAATAGTATCGTCGAACAGTTGTACGTTCTTATCTACCTTTGCATTATCTAGTTTCTTGTCAATAGATTCTTGCTTGATGGTCTTACGTAATGCGTCAATGGTCTGGTGACTATTGAGCTTACCATCAGTAGCTTTCGCAATACCAACCCACCCTGCTAACCTGTTGCTGTACCGTACACCGTTGCCGATAACATCCGTTTCTAGTAAGTCCATCACAGACAAACCATCTATCTCTTCTAGTGTATTTATCTCTAACCGTGAACGTGCACGACTATCCATAGTAGGCATGAATGGGTCATCTGATAGCGCAATTGCTTGTGTATCTAACTCACCCTGACCTTCAATCCACTTGATTAAATCCCAAGCACTTGTCTCTGCTTCCTTTTCAGTTAGCTTCAGTACACCTGCCTGACTAGATGTCATGTAACCCATCTTTAACAGCTTATGTACTTTCTCTACACCGTGTGCTCGGATTGCTGCTGTTAACTTGTGTGGTCGCCATACATGAGGCATGTAATGTGTAATCTTGCGTTCTTTTGTAAAACCTGCAATCTTCGCACTTACTAGCTTCTCGTGGTTCTTGTCCATGTACTGTGACCAGCTATCGACGAACTCACTTACACCTGCTTCTTTGTTCTTGGCCGGACTACCACCCTGCTTACGTAACTCAATTTCTTTGAACACCGCACGATTGAACTTCTCAGTGATACCGGAGTTAACTCCTGCACTTTCTAAAGCATACAGTTTACCTGCTGCTGTAGCACCTTGTTGATGCGCAAATCGTTCTAAGTTGTCACGGTAACTCATTACCATCGGTGACACTGATTGCTTGAATTCAGTGTCTCTGATTAATGCTGCTGTCGCTTTACGTCTAGCACCACCACCAAACCCTGCACCTGTCTCTACTAATGTCGCACCTACATAACGCAGTGCTAGTAAGTCACTTGACAAGAATACTTCACCTAAGTCTTTAGTCCACTTAGTTAGGAATCTCCCAACTGAATCTGTAAATCCTTTCGACTTCATTGCTTGTTTGTACGTGTCATCTGCACCACTACTTACATGGTTGGTCAATGCTACTGCAATAGTCTCTAAAGCATCACGTTCTACTTCTGCTGTACCACGTAATACGTCACGCTCAATTGCTGCAATCTCCACTGGAGTTACAGGTTCTTTACGTTCAATCTTAGGGTTCAGTAATTCTATACGTTCCTCAGTCAAAGGCTTTGGTGGCACTTCTGCTACTTGTTCTTTGAATGTTGGTTCTGCTTTAGGCTCTTCTGTTGTCTTCGCTTTAGGCTTTGGTTTATCTACTGCTTTCGCAGCTTCTTCGGTAGCCACCATTTCACTGGCGCGAATAACATCTACCATATTGGCGAAGTTCTTACTATTAACCGCTTGTTGTACTACCTTGGCTTTGTCCTTACGAACTGCTGCGATGATACGTTCCATACGATTAATTGCATCTACTTCTGTAATAGCTGCACGTACTTGTAACTGTTGTGCTTGTGAAGTTGCTCGTGTACGTAATAGCTCACGCATACGAGTTACATTCGCTAGTGTTGGTGTGTCATACACTGACGCAGTACGCATTGTGGTAACGTGCTTAGGTAATAACCCTGCATCTGGTTCATCCACTACTAAATCCATCTTCTGAATTCGTACTGGCGTGTCACCGTCTTGTGCATTCCGAGAACCACTGAACTCGTCTGAGCCACCAGTATACTCTTCTTTCGTGGCATTAAGTTCGTCGCGGTCTAGTGCATCTGTACGTTCTGTACCGATAACAAAAGACTTACGTTTACCCATTAAGTTTACTTCTTTGGGTACTTCCATACGCTCACCTGACTTAGCAAGTTCACGTAGACGATCTTTAAATTCTTGTGTACCTGACACATAACCTTCACGACGTACTTGACGTAACATGTCATCTGGTGTCATACGTACTAGCTTACCCCAAGACTCTCTGCTATCACCCCACTCTGGTAATGATGCTTCCTTTCTTGCTTCGTCTAATGCACTACGATACATTTCACCAAACTTATCTACATACTCTTGTGTTCCACGGATATATCCCCAGTCCCGTAAAGTTTCCTTCACTGTCTCGGCAATCATTTCCATATCGTTCTGAGTAACGAAGTGTGCGTTAGCAAACTCTTTCTGTGCAATACGTGTCTGTACTAAACCGTTAAGTTCTTCTACAGCTGCTTGTAAGTTTGGTTTGTCCTTAACGAACTCATTCAACTTAACCATATCACGTAAGAAAGATAACTCTGCTGACATGTAAACTTCCATGAAGTCTACTTCACCAGATTCGGCATAACGCTCGTCTAGTTCAGGGTTTAACCACTCACTGTTCTCACGATAGAAGTCAGATGAACTTACTGGTTGTACGTCATAACCTTCCCAAATATCTAACTGCTTGAGTTGATCGATGTAGTCCTGTAGTAACTTCTCTGGATTAGATGAACCATCTTCTAAGATACCGGCAAATACGTTGGTATGTGTAAAGTGCGTTTGTGTGGTAGTTGCTTCTCGTACTGAGTTCTCTAACCACTCAGGAACTTTACCTGCTGGTGTAACACTTAACAACCGCACAATATCAGCACTTAATCGCTCTAGTTCCTTACTTACTTCTGGTGATAATGTCTTATCTCTCAGTAGTTTCTGGTGACGATTAACTAACATGTACATAGGTGAGTTCTTTTTGAATCTCCCACGTAAAGTTAGTGCTACATTATCAAACGTCTTCTTGTCGATAGTAGATACATCCGACATCGTTGCATAACGCTTTGATGCTGCTGGCTTAGCTTTCTCTACTACATCTTGTCGCAGAGTCTCTAGTTGATCTAAGCGTAACCGTATCTCGCGACGACGTACTTCATTAGAATCTGTTGGTACAGCATTTGTTGTTGGCATGTCTCTACCAATAACAGCTTCCCGTAACGCTTGTTGTGCTACGCTTAATGCCTGTGTTGTATCAACTGAAGGGTTCTTACGCACCGCTTCTTTTGCTATATCTACTGCTGATTCCAATGGGGTTAAGTCAACTGCTTCTGGTAATGTTACTGTACCCTGACCTTGAATAGCTTGGAACTCTTTCCGTAACGCATCCCGTTCTGTATAGATTTCCTTTAAAGGTAGTAGTGCCTCTGCTTTCGCTTCTTGCATACGCTTTAACGGTTCTTTCATTGAGTTACGGTACTCTTCCAACTCCTTAATCTCAGGAGTATCAGTTGCGTTCCTGTGTGCCTTAACTTGAGTGTTCAGTGTCGCCACTTCTTTCTTTAACGCTGTTAGTTCTTTCTCAGGCACTTTAGCGCCTTTGATAGTCATAGTCTGGTACGTTGCTTTAAGTTCTTCCAGTCGTGACATTGCTGCCTTAATCTCTGGAGTCTCTAACTGTGTACGCATTAACTTCAGTGAGTCACTTGCTGACTCTACTTCTTGTGTTGCTTTCGTTAATACGTCAACATCACCATTCCGCATCTGAACTTCTAACGCCTTGAACTTTTCACCTAGTCTCGCTACTGTACCTGCTACCGATGCATCTGTTGCAATACCCTGTCTGATACTATCTTCGTAGACTGTCTTAGCTGCATCGTTATGTACGCCTACTGCCTTGTCAATCTTAGCACCTAGTGCCTTCCATCTAGCATTGTTATTTAACAAGCCTAATGGTTGTACTACTGGGTCTGCTTTACGTTGAATGTCTTCTTGTAATGCTCGATAGCTAGCATCTAACTCTTCTTGATGTGTTGCTACTTTCGGACGATTCCATACCATCACACCTGCGCCTAATGCTGTACCAAATACTGCATCAAACGCTATGTCGTACATATAGTCTGTTGGTGTATACGTTGGGTCTTGTGCTAACTGTGGGACGTTTACTATCGCCCCTTCTGCTGCACCCAAAGCCGTATAACCTGCCAATTTAAGCGGGGTAGAAACGGCTGAGGAAGCAAGCCAAGCACGATTGCCACTAATACCTGAGTTAATAATAGAGGCTTGCTGAGCGCCTTTGAAGAGCGTTGACGCACCCTGCTCAACCTTCGCCAGAGCGCCTAGGCCGCTTAGATTTACGGGGTCTGCTATGATAGCACCCGCACCGAAAGCGAACTGCTCCCATCCATCCATGTCGTTAAATTGGGCATTGGTGGATAGGGTATCACGGAGTTGGTCACGCTTAGCAATTGCTGCTACATGCCCGAACTTGTCACGTTCTTGCAGGATGATACCTTGTTGTGACTCTGGTATACCTTCTAGCAGTGTTGCATCTGGTATGTCTAAGTTACTAGTCTTTACCCGCATAGCATTCATTTCTGTTGCTTGCGCTGAACCATACATCCAGTTGAACTTCTTAAAGCTAGTCTCTGCTTTATCCCAATTACTAACATACTTCTGCTTCAGATTAGCTTCTTGATAACCTTGGTTGAAGTACGTAGCTCTTGCTGCTTCCTGAATGTATGGGTCTTTGTCTGCTAATGAGCCTGCTTCTTCTGCGAACTCTGTGCTATGTGGATTTAGAGAAGGCCAATAACGATCACTATCGTTCTCGTAGTTTCCCGTATCAGGCCCACTTTCGTACTCGTCTACTTGTGTGTCTTCAGTTAGTGAGGCCATCGCCTTCTCCTGTTAATAACGACTGTATCGTTGCTTGACTGCTTCTACAGCTGCACGATCACGTTGGATGTCTATCTTTTCTTTCAAGTCAGCTGCTTCTTTCGCTGCATCTGCCCAAGTTCTAAGTTGCTCTGACCGTACTGGCCAAGGTGCTGTAGCATTGTTGATGTAAATGTATACACCATCAAAACCATCTACCTGCTTCATACGCCATGAGTTTACTTCGTCAAGGTTTGCTGGCCAGTAAGGTTTACCGTCACGCATTTCCGGTGCAATATGGCGCTTCATGTACTCTTGGAACTGAGTTGTCCCTGCTGATGTCTTAGCCGATTGTAACCAATCCATTGTACTGTTGAAACTAATCTTACCGGTAATATCGTCGAGTTGCTTACCATTAGGTATTGCCTTACCACGATACGTTAATGTGTTACCTTTTACGCTATCTTCTAAATAGTCCTTAGCATAATTCAAGTCACCATTACCAATTACAATACCCGTCTTAAACGTAGTCATATAGTTTGCTAATGTTGCACCTGAAGGCGTACCACCACCTGCTTTGTTTACTAACTCAGATACATAGTTGGCTTTACTTACACCATCCTGCTTACCTTCCAGAGTAGGCCACTGTACTGCCCAACCTTCTACCTTATCCTTATTCTCCTTGTAGCTTTTGATTTCTTCTTGGATTGTAGGGATAGTCTTACCAGCACTGATGCCAGTACGTAATAAGTTAAACTCAGCTTTCTTCTCTTCTGATAAAGGTATTCTTGAGTTGTTCTGTGTTAATGCTGTTAGGCTGCTTAACACTGTAGCTAGTTGTGGTGTTGGTCGTTTGCTATCTGGATCCATGAACTCTGGTGACGCATAACCACCTAGTACGTTCTCAAACATACGCTTGACTAACGGACTCTCTACATGGGTGTTCTGATAGGACATACCGATAGTACGAGCAAGCTCTGGATTATTCAGTACTGCACCCACTAAGGCTACATTATCGAATGTATCATCACTACCTGTAATACGACGAACATCATCTAACATATTTAAGTCATATGCTTGCTGTTCTTCTGCCTTTGTGACTGCACCGAAGTTCTGACTTAAGTTGGCTAATTCACCAGTTCGTGTCATTGTTGGCATACGCATAATCTCACGTAATGCTGAACCCTTCATTGCATCCCGATCTACTTTTAAACCTTGGTTCAGTAGTCGGTCACGTACTTCGTCTAACATACCCCGTTGCTTGGCTGACGCACTAAAGTATTTAGCTAATGTTGCTTGTGCTTGTGGTGTATCTGCTGAACGTAACTTTAATGCGTTTAGTTCTTCATCTAATTTAAACCATGTTTGTTTGGCTACTTCTAGATTAGTACCTGCACTAGTTGCTGCTAACTCTGCTTCTTCAAACTTAGTTGCAATCTGATATGACCAGTCTTGTGTGTATGAACCTAATGCTTGGTCTAACTCAGCACGTTCTTCACCACTTAATTCTTTGTCATAGCCCATCTGCTTCATTACGTTATACACGCCAATGTTGCCCTGAGCGATTGATGCGAACACTGCATCATTTACTGCCTTACGTTTAGCCACTGGGTGCATAGTACTAGGTAAGTTATCACCTTTAATAATCTGCTTCATGCGACCATGTAATTCAGTAAACTCTTCTGGTGTTCTTGCACCTTGAAAGTCTACACTAACTTCATCGAACTCTTGTCGTAACTGTCTATCAGCATTAGCCCTAGCTGTTAGTTGGTTGTACGCTGCATTGGCCTCGTACTGTTTAGCCGCTAACTTCTCTGCACGTTGTGTCCACGCGTCTGTTACTGATTGACGATATAACTGGTCATTAGGATTCTTGTCTAACATTTCTGTTAGCTTATTAGATAACCGCCCCTTGTACTCTTCTGGTGTAATACCTGAAAAGTTATCAATGGTAGTTGCTTCTTCTAAGTATGAATCTCTGATCGAGTTCTCTGCTGCGCGTGCTGCTGCTACTTCGTAACCCTCGTCTTGTCCGAAGATTGCTTTCTTCCAGCCTGTACGTTCGGCCTCTGCATCTACTGCATTGATACCACGTTCTTGGCCTTGTCGTGCTGCTGCATCTAATTTCTTCTGTTCAATGAAGTTACTTTGTTCTGTCTTCAAATAACCATGTAATGCAGAACCTAATGATTGACCTAACATACTACCTGTGTTAGCTGCTGACTTCTCATTGAACTGGTAACTTAATCCTTGGTCACGGACTTCTGACTTTACAGCGTTAGCCGTAACCATTGTATCTGCTACGCTTGCTACTGGGGTGGTCATGTCTTCTTACCGTCCTTTTTGCTGCTGGTTAGTTTACCTAGTAAGTCGTTACCTAGTTTGAGGTCGCTGAACTCGAAAGCACTGAATGCTTCTAACATACCACTTGCGAATGATTGCTCTTGGTCACGTATTGATAGTAATGAACTATGTGAGTTGTTTACTTCTGCTAACAACGACTCTTCTTTCTGTCTAGTCTCTTTGTTATTAGCCTGCGTTAACTGACTTGCTGTCTTCTGAATCTCACCAGACACATCATTCACAGAACCACCCTCACGGCCTGCTACTGCATTCTGTACTCGCTGCATTGCTTCTGCTTGTGTAGCTTGTAATTGAATCTTTGTGTTTGTTAGTACCTTATCCTGACGGACTGCTGATATGTTGCGTTCTGCTACGTTCTTAGCTGATGACGCTTTAAATCTTGCTGCTGCGGTGTTGTACGCATTTGCATAAGCAGCTGACCCCTCGGGGTCAAGTGCTGTTGCTAACGCTTGTACGCCAGTGCTTACAGCCTGTGCGTAAATAGACATTATAGTCTCCGTCTACGTTGGTTGTATTGACCTGACCATGATATACCAGAGATAGTTGCACCCATGTAATCATCTGTGAAGAACTCTGGTACGGATAAGTTAGCATCATGTAGAAATGCGAAACTTACGTCACCTGTGTGTAATGCTCTTGTACCCAACAAACTTGTGTCTGAACCTAGCTCTCGTGCAATGAACCGCTGAGTATCATCTGCATAATACTTTGATATAGTACGCATTGATATACAGCCAGTCTGTACTACATGCAATGTAAACTTCTGCAATCGGATATGATCACTAGTTAACACTGTACCGTCTTCATCCCGTTTAAATGGGCGAGTTGGTCTGTATGATGCACTGATTGGTACGCCTAAGATTACTCTTGCACCTACACCTAAGTTCTTCGTCAAGACTAGTACATCACCTACTTTAACGTAAGGGATGCTGATATACTTTAAGTTCTCGCCTACACTGACTGCTAAGCAACCTGTTGTATCATATCCTGCCGGTAATGGTATTGTTGCACCATCTGGTAAGTATGTTTGAATTGACTTGTCTAAGAAGACTTTATCTAATTCACCTGTACGCGTATGAAACTCTAGCGTTGCTGCATGTAAGTCTGCTGGTGTTGTTGGCGAACGATACAAGATGGATAAGGCATTATTAATAAACTTTGCACTTACAATATCAAACGGGAATACCCACTTGCTCCACGATTGTTGTCTGTTCTCAGCACCATACGTGAACTGCTCATACACGAATAACGTGTTCTTATTCACACTGTTACGCGCGATAACCATTTCTAAGTTAGAGCTTGCTGTTAATGATATAATCTTACCTGTAATAAGTCCTACTACATGACTTGATATATCGCTGGCATTATCTTGCTCACGATCTTTCTCACGCTCATACTTACTCAGTCCTGATGATGCACCATACGATAATGGTAACATAATAGAATTACCTAAAGCTGTTGGCTCTGCACTTACAGACACATCAAACTCTGTGACTACTGGCATTGCAATAGTCTCTGGTGTTACTGGTATATCACCTTGAATCTTTAACTGTGCATTACGAGTAACTATCAATAAGTCTTTGTTGTGGTTAGTAATGTAGTTCAGCTTATCAATATCAGTTGTACTTGCGTCTGCTGACACTGGGTCTGTTACTAACAAACTTACTGCTGACTGTCTCCAGAAATTAAATATATCATCGGTTCTGGACATTACTACTGAGTTGTCGCTTACAAATACTAACCGCTTTTGAAAGTAGCCCATATGTTCTATGGACTTGTTCACAAACACTGGTACACGACATGAGATATTATCCCCTGACTTACGGTCTGCCCATCCAATACTTGGTGTGCCTACTGTGAATGTACCTGTAACGGCGTTGTATTCTAATACATGTGGTAATGTTTCTGGTAACAGGTGATATGGTTCTGTATTACTTCTTGATTCAGCCCACACAACTTCTTCTACTAGCCTGTCATCTGGATTGATTACAACAGTAGCGCCTTCTCGTGTAGCTCTTGCAGTAAGGTAGTATACACCTTTAGTTGAATCAGGGTTTGGTTGTACTCGGATATGTGTACCATGTACAGCGTAACGTGGTAAGCCTGCAATGTCTTCAATAGTATTGTTTACTGCAACTACGGACTTATCACCTTGACCGGATGCAACTTCTACTTCTACCCAGTCTGTTGGAATAGTCTTACTCCAAATTGCAATAGACGAACCTGCATACTTAGCCTTAGCATAAGCAAAGCTATCACCATTGATTAAGTCTGCTAGACCTTTTGCTACTGCGTTAGTTGCACGCGCTTTATCTGCTGCATCGTAACTTGGTGTTGAACCTAAGTCTGGTACTGAGTACACATACTCTACGAATAGTCCTGTATCACCTGAGCGTACTCTAAGTCTTACTGTCTCACCATAGTTAAGTGCTGATGTGATGTTAACGTGAGTTACACGCTCAATCATTGTGTCTGTACCAGTAGACATCTTGATTACTTTCGTCTTGTTCAAGATAAAAGTTGTATCGTTCACTGTCTTTAATACTAGGTTCTCTACGCTAGTACCCAAGTATGCACTGATGTCACCTGTTACTGTTTTCTCTACGTTGTCAATAAATGCTTTTACTACACCTGATGCAGCTACGATTACTCGTACTACAGCACCATTACGTAGATACTCATGACTTATTACATCACTTGCGATACTTGCTAACTTGGCTTTCCATTTAGCTGGTGGTCTTCGTGTTAACTTTGATACTGGGTCAGAACGGAAGTTAATCTGTTCCTCGGCTGTACCATAACGTCTGTCTCTTGGTGATAAAGTACTTATACCATACACGGGTGCTGGGTATGTATCATCATAGTTCATGAATTCCAACTCCGATAAGGTCTTACTCCTGAACGTAGTTTCAACGCTGTTGGTCGGTTGAATGCGTTAAGTTGTTCTGACTCTAAATCTTCATTCAATACGTATAGCATACTTGTGCCAGCTAACTCTTTGAACTCTGAAATTAATGCTTGATCGCCAATAGTATCACGAATGAATTCTACTGCTGCTGCATACTTTACTGCTTCTTTCATTACTTCTGGTAACTGCACAAACTCTAGTGTACGCACTAATGATAATACTTTTACTGGTGCTTCAAAGAAGTAGCTGTTACGCGCTCTATCATACAACTCAGTGCCACGCATAACTACGTTAGGGTCTACCGGTACAATAGAACTCACATCATTCGGAAGTGTAATTCTACTGTTAGCTGGTTGAAATTCGTGGTCATACTCTGTGTTAAACCAGAAACCTCTACGCTGCAACTTTGCAACAGTACGATTTAACTGTGTGCGAATTGCTGTCACGCTTGGATGTGTCGAGTTAATAGAGTTTACAGGTGAATCCCCTGTTGCTCTTAGTATGTCGTTGACGACTTCTAACTCTGTCATGTTGTTTCCTTTGCAAAAGAAAAAAGGTATAGCCAGCGAACCGGCTATCTTAGTGTTTAATAACACTTATTGAGTACACCCGAAGATGTACTCTAAAGTATTACTACTTAGGTTACGTTTGGAGTAGCGCGGAAGATACCGCCAGCCATCTCTGCACGATTTGGTGTTACGCCATACGCTAAGTATGAATCAATGAACCACTGAAGCTCAATATCTGAGTAATGAACTTTCGAAGTCAATGGAATTGTTTCACCTGCTAACAATGCTTTTGGCATCAACAGAAGAACTTTACAGTTAACATCTGGAGTTGTTACGTTGTAAGCATTACCGTTACCAGCGTTTGACAGGAAGTGGGTTTGACCTACATCTGCTGTTACTGGGAAACGGTTTGTAACTTGTACACGTACACCATTAGCCATCATTACTTTACCTTTAGAATAATCACCATTTGCAGATGAATAGTCACGGTCTAGTAACTTGTTGTTCTTCAACAGGGTGTAATACTGCTCTGGGCGCATTAACAACACTGCTTCTGAAATGTCAACGTCTTTCTCTTCGATACGTTGGCACAGATCTTGGATAGAGCGTTCTAACAACTCAGGATCTTTGTCGTCATTTGCACCAGATAATACTACTACAGTACCACCCTTGAAATCTTTCGGTGCAGTACGGATAATGTTCGCTGGTTTCGCATGGGACGCTGGGTTGTAAGCATCTGCCCAACCACCACGGTTATTACCTGCTGGGTCTAAGTTGGTGATTTGACAGGCTTTGATAGCTTGTACAATGAATGATTCATCGAAGAACTTACCAATTGTCTTACCATGCTCGATACCTACCTCTTTACGCACATCAATATGTGACAGGAAGTCATCCAGTACGAACTGTGTAGTACGTGCCAATACCATAGTATCGACTTTTACTGAAATGTTATCGAATGTTGGCGCTGAGTCAGTCGGACGAATACCACGAGCAACTTTCTGTAAGTCGGTTGAACCGATACGTGAGTTAGTAATGGTGTCTGTACCACGCACTGACTTGAAGTTGAAGAACTGTCGCATGAAAGAATCTTTCAAGAAGCGATGTTCGACCTCACCACCGTATTGCTCAATGTATAACGGGTTAATCTCACCGGAGTTAATACCGGCCTGATGACCTGGACGTGTTGGTTGTGCTGCTGTTGGTTGGCCTAAAATAGACATGTCTTTTCCTTATTAAATACCGCGCTTAATGCCTGCATTCCGCTGACGATCAAGTTTGGCCATTTCTTGTGATTGCCCATATACGTGCCCTTTCTTCTCAAGTTCACGTAATTTGGTTGTGTATTCTGTTTTAGAGATAGGTACGAAGTCGCTACTGTTTGACACTCGATCACCACCAACTAATCCAGCTGGTACTGTTACATTTGCTGTTTCTTTAAACTGAGTTGCTAAATGCTTTAGTGCAAGTTGCATTGGCAAACCGCCACTCTGTAACATTGTGTCTAGTTCAGCACGTTCTGCTTTTGGTACGTTGGTCATTGCCCACGTCTTCAACTCTTTGAACGTCTCTTCTCCAGACTGTGTAGTCATACCATTAAACTCTGTTTCCAGAATCTTGAATGCTGCTGCGTCACGAGCTTTTACATGTTCTACACTTTCTTTGTGAACTTGTACAATCTGGTCTGCAATTAAAGCTGCTACACCTGCACCGTTCTTTTCTTCTAACGCTTTTAAAATCTCTGGTGTAATCTTACCACCATTTTCAGCTACAGCTTTCGCTACATCCGACGGCTTTAACTTTGCTTCGGATAAGAACTTCTCTAGCTTCTCCAAACTAGACATGTTCGTCCATGCTGGAGTGTCGGCAATTACCTCTGGTTCGTCATCTACTGGTTGTTCTTCAGTAGGTGTTACGTCCTTATTAGTGGCAACATCAACTTGTGGTGCTTGTTCTTTTGGGTTGCCATTTTCATCTAGTAACGGATTACTCGCGTAATTGTCATTTGGACTAGGCTTTTCCTGTACACCCGTAGGTGCTTGTTCAGGCTTCTGTTCTACTGTCATACATTTCCTTTCGCTGATTCGATTGCTCCAGCTTCCATACCTGCCGCCTGAGCCTGAGCTTGTGCAGCCTTCGCCATATCTGCTTGCGCTGTCTTCTCATCTTTCAAGAACTTCTCAAATGCTACGCCATGACCTGCACCTAATGTTGCAATCAAGTTGTTGTAGTCGATACGTGCTGATACTTGTTGAGGTACATCTGCCAATGAGATAAGGTCTTGGAAGAAGGCTCGTAAGTTGTCTAGTTCACTGTTTCTCGATAGTGATTCTAAACCTGTTACGATTACTGGTTTGACGTTAGCAAACGCCTTATTCAGTTTCTTTAATAACCGTTTCGCTAATGGTATCTGTAACTCTGACGCTAACCGTGAGTATACACCACCTAGTGATGATTCTAACTCATGTGCTTGCATCTTGATTTCTTCTGCTGTCACACGTTCCGCTTGTCGCGTTACTAATGTGTTCAGAAGGAAACCTGCACCAATACGCCGTGATACACTCTCGAACTGGTTAGTTAAGAAGTTAGTTGCATCTGTTACGTTTGCAGTTAATACAAAGATGTCTGTCTCTAACCCATGTACATATGAACCTGACTTTGCTTGGTTCAATACTTTAGGGTCTGTCATACCCGCTGGATTCACTAAGAACTTAACGTCTGTTACTACAGTTGTAAAGTCTAAGATTGTCTCAGCTAATGTTGACAATGTGTGGAAGTCCCCTGCGTAAGTCTCTACTAAGCCAGAGCCATAGTCGTTGTTACGTACTAAGTTCCATGTTAACGGCAGCCAAGGTAATGTGTCTTTCGTGTACTTACCTACGTTAGTATGTGCGTACGCTACTGATTCCAACTCTTGCCAAACTACATATTTCTCGTCATCGTAACGACAGACACCTGTGTAGATACTAACTTCGTCTTTATCATTGTAACCGTGTGCACGTGCTGTTGCTGCTAATTCATCTGGTAAAGCTAATACTTGCTTAACTTCCCGAATGATCAACTTAATCATGTTACCACGTAAGTCTCGCTTAATAGCAAAGTCACGTAAGCTGTAAGACTGTAACTTTCGATCACCGTCATCTGGCATGTACAATACTGTATTGCCTGTGATGATCAATTGTTGCATTACATCATTCATTACTACACGAGCATTGATTGCCTCTAACTCACGCATAGCTTCACGCTCTGCTTCTGCTAACGCTGCATCTACTTGTGCGGATGTTAACCCACTCTCGCCCATTACCTTGTTCCGTTCCTCATTGCTGAGGTTGATACGGAAGAATGGTTTGGATGGTTGGAACAATGCCATCATTATCTTGTTAGATAAGTTTGTTACTGCTTGAGCGCCTACTGATTGGTAATCGCCTTGCTGTTCTGTACTGTCGTTAATTTCTGCTACTGGGAATACAGATGGTATTGTCCAGCCTGCATATACTTCACAACGTGAGATAACTGATTCTCGGTATGTCGAACCAGCCATGAACTCACCCTTTAACTTAAAGTCTCCAGATAGATGTTGTGCTTCTAGCTGATCTTTTGTCATGATAGGCGCACCTTTGACTTACCTTGTTTGGTCAGTTCTTTCTCTTCATCTACTTCGTCATTAATACCTAATGACACCTTACCTAAACTACCTACACCCTCACCTTCAGTCTCCGCGAAGACCTCAGCTTTACGTGCATCAATCTTATCCTGTAAGGCTTGCTTTTGTGCTTTCTTATTAGCACGTTTATTCGCTTGTTGATTTGCAACTGTTGATGCTGTCGTTGTTGCTATCACTGCGGTAATTAACCATGACATGTTGTGTCTCCTGTAGTAGTTTGAAATCTTCGTAACTAGGAGCAATGTGATGTTGTTCTATCTTCTCAAGATCATCATCTATTGATGTATGGAATGTTGTCCAGACTGTGTCTTCTAACGCAAGGATTACTCGCTTTACACCCGCCTTTCCTACAAACGTGGCTGGTGCTGATAGTTCAGCTGTACCCTCGTCCGTTACTACACGTACCTTACCTTTGGATATTACGCATAAATTCTCAAAGTTATGTATTTTACCAACAATTAATACTCCTGCGGGTAAACTCATTTCTCGTGCGTACACACCATTAGCAAAGTAGTGTTGTATTGGTACGTCAATTTGCTCTTGTTTCTTACAAGTGGCCTGTAAGTCTAAGATTTGTTCTCTACGCCGCTGTGTCCGTCTACTGACTATGCTTTTCATAGTGCATTCTCAGAAGTCGGATTACTGCCTGCTGACCAGCATTGAACATAACTGCGTTAATACTAGTCTCTGGTGTAACTACTAAAGGCTTGAACATAGTCTCTAGCATTAATACTAGTTGTTCATTAATCGGAATAGTGGGCATCGTAGTGATGCCCTTACCCGAAGAAGTAATCTGCATTGATTATATCCTCTAAGTTGTATGTACCTAACTTCGGTGGTGGTGTTGTAACATTGTTATGTAATGCCCAGTCTTTCAGTGGGTCATGCTTTGAGTATAACTCATAGAACGACTCTCTAATTGCTGGGAATAACTTATGTATGTTACCTGCATGTGTACCGAAATCATCGTGTATCATGGCATACGCTGGAAGATCCACACGGTTTACAGTCATTACTAGATGTGTGCTATCCATACTATGAACGAAGTTTGGTGCTACTCCACTACGTTGTAACGCAGGTTTTGCTATATTTGATCCGTCCATATTTACATAACACAATCGTAAGACTCCGCTGATTTGTGATTTTACCCTATCTAATACCATGTCCTTATAGAACTGATACACAGGGAATCCAACTGGCGTTACCCACTTCACGAAGTTGTTACCTACATTACCTCGGAGCCAATCCATACCTTCTCGTGCTGCCACGACAACTTCTGATATTGACTCCCATAGTATTGGTGTTAGGAAGTTTGCAAACTCCCAACGATGCTTTTCTTCTAATTCGAACTTAGCCCAATTGTCTATCACATACTCCAACACGTACATACGTGCCGATGATTGTGTAGCGCCATAAGGTAAAGTCATTACAGGCCGCTTTGCGCAACTCCTTGTCACTCCGACCTGTAACCACTTCCTCGCTCGTGGGTCATCCATCAACTTTAGTTTAGCGATAGTAACATTTGCCACTTCTTGATAAATGTCTTGTGGTCTATCTGTTGGACAAAGGTTTGTTGCCTTTGCTCCTACAGGATCACGTAACATTGCCGAGTAGTGCTGTAGTCCATTACAGCTACCGTCTAAACCTACTGGTAGATAACCAAGCACTTGGTCGTTGTTACCATAGTCTGTTCTAGCCCATTCAAAACAGAATGCTAAGAACTGATATGGTTTGTCTGCATTACCCCAAAAGCTACGATATGAGATTGGATCCTCTACAACTTGCTGAATAAACACCTTATTGTCTTTAACCCATTTAACTCTATCGTCGTATGGAACTTTGTCCACACCGAATGTGTTAGCACCATGAATAGCTAACCATCTTAGTCCACTTGCACCGAGTACTACACCCTCTTTGAATCGCAATAACCCTTTGGCTGTGTCTGCACCTTGTGGTGTAAGACCAGACGTTGCGCAGTATATACGGCCTCGGAAGTCGCAATTGTACGCAAAATAGAACTCCGGCCACGTAGAAAGTTCTTCGGCTAATTTCTGTACTTGCATGAACGCTAGTACTTGCCCTTTCCTTTGCTGCTCATTTCCATACGCTGTCTTAGCTAACATTTTCCAATCAGTAATTTCTGCTTGTTGTTGCTCAGTCAGTAACGCTTTCTTGATATTCTCAAGATGCTCTGGAAATGCAGGTGGTTTCAACGGTACGTTGCTAGGCATACCAATTGCGAGTCCACGTATGTAGATCTGTCTTTGCACTTGTCGCACATCTTCATTGATGCACCACGCAGTTTTCTGCAAAGAATTCACTGCACGTCTATGCCCTTCGGCTGGATGCTGTCTTACCCACGCCTTATGGTCTTTGCCTTTCGTCTTGATAAACGGCAATGCTGCCATCAATCTTGGGGTGTAGTACCCACCGCTCGTACTACCATCTAACTCCCACTGCTTAGGTGGAACCTTCAATGGTAATAGCATCGGGAACATGAATCCACGTTCCTTCTCAAACTCTTTAGCCCATGTATCGAACTCTGCTGTAGTGTCTAGGGTTGATGTTGACTTCCCTTTTTCCCACTTCATGTTCACGTACAGGACATCATGGAATATCTCTATAAGTGCGGCTACTACTCTCTGGCCGATGTGTATCTTTACTTCTACACGCCAATCGTTCCACGTAAGATCAAAGTCGTTAAACTTCTTCATCATTACTTTATGTCTGTGGTTGTAGTCACTGACATTCTGATCTCTGAACGACTTCATTACCGTATGATAATATTCAGGGTACTTAGCCTCGAACATCCGACATTTCAAGTCAGCTTCTAATCTAGTACCCACAGTCAGACAGAGTTTCATAATTGTATTGTTTGTGCCAATCATTACCACATGGAACGCAGCCTGTGCACCGATGTATGCTACTCGTCCCCAATCATTGTCAACTACGCATCTGGCTAGTAAGCCATTGTATGCACCGTTTACACCTTTACGGTTTACTGATTGTTTCTCTAAGTAGTCACCTACCTCTCGAATCCTTTGTCTGAACAAGTGACTTACTACGTCTGTTTGTTCTAACTGCCCATGCTCACGCATCTTCTCTTGATTCTGGTAATATCGTTGACTGCCTCTATCAAGGCACTCTGCTTCCCACTCTATCTGCTGTTCTACGTTCATTTGGTCTTTGCCTTTGCTCTAGTTACACGAGCTTTCTTATTACGTACTAACCGCTTCTCGTCATCCGATAGGTGTAACGGGTGAATGAAGTTCCATCGTGGTGTCTTATGTTGCTCTAAGTACTTACCTAAACCTATCAAGTAGTTCTCAGAGGATACACCAGAATGTCCGAACTTCGCTCTAACCTTTATCTTACCTTCCGTACCATTACATGAGTTATGCAATGCGCCTCGGATGAAGCCTGTGTCGTGGTTATGGTCAAGTACAGCATAGTCACGTTGCGTGAAATACTGTCCACAGATAGCACATTTGTTATCTTGCTTCTTGACCATTTGTGATAAGATACTCGCGACCTCGTTGGTCTTGAGTTGTCTAATCAATGTCTTTTTCCGTCTTGTCGTAACGTACCGCTTTGAACCGTGGCTCACGTAAACTACCATTCTTCAGTACGCACATTGCCTGTACTTCTACAATACGTTTAACGATTAAGCTAGGTGTGTCCCACCACTCTTTTCTTTGTGTATCGGACATACCACTAATCATGTGTACGTTACCAGCTTTGTCTACACAACGTAATGCGCCTAATGTACCTGCGTATTTACCATCGCCCCGTACTAAGCTCACTACTAATAAGTCTACTGTAACTTCCATCTTGATTTTCATCAGACCTGCGTTACGCTTACCTTCTGCGTATGGTGAGTTCAATGCTTTCAGGATAATACCTTCTGCACCATATTCCCACACCTCTACTGCTTTACGTTTCCACGCATCTAAGTCACGAGTTACACCAAGGATAGGTGCTGCAAGTACTGAAGGTGAACCTATGTTGTCTACAATCTGGTAGGCTTTCGCCATACGCGGTGATAAGTTTGCACCTCGGTCTACTAAGTCATAGTAGTCATGTACACGTAGGTAAGCATTCTCTGCTTTGGCCTTACGGTTCAAGATACCATTTAGTACTGAGAACTCTTTAATGTCAGTTAACAGAATTTCAAAGATCAAGATACCAGTGTTTACATGACCTTCTAGCAATGGAATTAGATGTTCCACTGAAGGTACTGCTCGCCCGTTACGACTTCTGATTACTTTATCTCGTGAGTCAAAGTAACCATACCAACCATCATATTTCTCAAAGATGGCGTAAGGTTCGTCTACGAATGCTGGTTTCTTTTTGTCTTCTTCTTTATGTAAGTGTAATGCTAGTTGTGG